CATTAACCATGGCTACTCTTCGATCGGACATTATCGTCCCCGAAATTTTCACCCCCTACGTCATTGAGCAATCGACCCAACGTGATGCCTTCCTGGCTAGCGGTGTGGTGCAACCGATGGCAGAACTCAACGCCACCGAAGGTGGTGACACCATTCAAGTACCTTTCTGGAAAGCAAACCTTTCCGGTGATTTTGAGGTGCTGTCTGATAGCTCCAGCCTGACACCTGGCAAGATCGAAGCTGACAAGCAAGTCGGCGTGATCCTGCATCGCGGTCGTGCTTTTGAGGCTCGTGACCTTGCAGCTCTGGCTGCTGGTTCCGATCCCATGGCCGCTATCGGCACCAAAGTTGCTGAGTATGTCGCTAACCAACGCCAGAAGGATCTGATCGCTTGCGTTGATGGGTGCTTCGGCGCTCTGACCGGTGGCGACAGCCCTGCATTCAACGCATTGCGTTTTGACACCTCCGGCGCTACAACCCTTGGCCCCCGTCAAGTCGCCAAGGCCCGCAGCCTGCTGGGTGATCAAGGCGAAAAGCTGGCTGCTGTTGCGATGCACAGCGCTGTGTTCTACGACCTCGTTGAACGCAAGGCCATTGATTATGTGACCGCTGCTGAGGCACGCGTCACCGCTGATTCCGCCATGCCCGATGCCTTCGGTGGTTCCACCGCAATGGCGTATGAAGGCAACATGCAGGTTCCCACTTACATGGGTATGCGTGTGATCGTGTCTGACGATCTGGTTCCTACCAGCACTGACTATCCGGTGTATTTCTTCACTCAGGGCGCTATTGCCTCGGGTGAGCAGCTGGCGATGCAAACCGAAACTGATCGTGACATCCTCGCCAAGAGTGATGCCATGTCGATCGACCTGCATTACGTCTACCACCCGGTCGGTGCACGCTGGACCAGCGCCACCATCAACCCAGATCGTACTGAGCTGGCCACTGTTGGTAACTGGAGCAAAGTGTACGAAACCAAGAACATTGGTATCGTGCGCGGTACTGTTACTTCCAACTTCTGAGGCAACTAACAATGGCATCCATCTTTGAACTGGAGCAACCGGTCTTTGACCGCATGAACGCCAGCATTGAGCTGGTTGCTGCCTCCGATGAGGCCACCACCCTGACCGCTGCTCAGTCGGTCAACAGCCTGGTGGTGATGACCCCTGCCGCTAGTCGCAACGTGACCACTGCTACGGCAGCTGCGATCGTTGCTGAACTCGGTTCCGGTGTGCGTGTTGGCACTACGTTCCGCATCATCCTGCGGAACCAAGCTGCTGCTACTCACGCTATGACCCTTGTCGGCGGCACCGGCGTGACGCTTGATGCAGACAACACCAACACTGCTGCTGCTGCATCTACGCGTGAGTTCATCGGTCGCGTCACCGCTATCGCAAGCGGTTCCGAGGCTATTACTGTGTACTCCATGCCCAGCGGCACCCACTGATGGGAATGTTTGGATTCCGGCGACTGCGGGAACGTGAGGCTGCTGCTAAGGCGGCAGCCTTTCTTTCTAGTGATGAGCCTAAAATTACAACAGAGCCAAAGCCAAAAAGGCGGAGGACGGTAAAGCCCAAGCCGGAGAAACCTGATGGCGATCACAATTGATGCAACGGTTGGCTCAGCAAGTGCCAACAGTTATGTGACGGAAGCGGAAGCTAATGATTACGTTGATGCGATGATTAAAAACGCTGACGTTGTTCATTGGGGCAGCGGCAATGATGACACGCGCCGACGTGCATTGGCTTATGCAACGCAACGCTTAGACCGTGAACGATTTTTAGGTGCTAGGGCAACAGACACGCAAGCATTGCAGTGGCCGCGCACAGGTGTTAGAAAACCCGACACTTACATCAACACTTATGCTGTAGGTTTTCCGTTTAGGATTACGACAGATTATTTTACTGATACAGAAATTCCGGAACAGATTAAACGTGCTCAGGTTGAGCTTGCTGTTTACCTGCACAACAATGTTGAAGGCGTTGGACTGTCTGGGCTTGAGGACTATAAAAACGTCAAGATCGGCAGCATTGACGTGACGCCCAATCAATACGGCGCTACTGGCGCTGATCGCATCCCGCCAATGGTTGAGCGTTACCTAACTGGGCTTAGAATAAGTGGACCAGGTAACATCGCTATTCGACGGTCATGATGCTATCCATTGGCGGCGGTGATGCGGTCATGCGAGACGGGTTAGAAATCCCGACGCATGACTTCATCCAAAACACCTACACCGGCAGCAATTTGACCAAGGTTGAATTCAAGCGCGGCGGCAGCGGCGGCAAAGTTGTCGCCACGCTGGACATGACCTACGACGGCAGCAACAACCTGCTGACCGTTGCACGGAGCTGATCATGAGCTATAAGTTCAATCCATTTACGGGTAACTTTGACGAGACTGGGCCGTCAGTTAGCGCCCTGAATGTACTTGGCACTGTCGCCAATGAAGCCGCACTTCCCGGCGGCGCCACGACGGGCGATGTCTACCAAGCGGAGGACACGGGAGTCTTTTACGTTTGGGACGGCAGCGCCTGGGACAACCTTGGCACGCTGGTTGGCCCCCAAGGTCCAACAGGCGCAACGGGCGCAACAGGCCCTGCCGGTACTGACGGCGCCGATGGTGCAGATGGGGTAGGGGTTCCCGCAGGTGGAACAACAGGGCAGTTACTGAAGAAGTCAAGCGGAACCGATTACGACACAGCATGGGGCGGCGCTGATGATATCTATGTGATTGCCTGCAGTGATGAAGCCACGGCGCTCACCACCGGCACCGCGAAGGTCACTTTTCGGATGCCGTCTGCAGGAACACTCACTGCAGTGAAGGCCACGGTCACGACCGCTCCGGTGGGCAGTGCGTTGATTGTTGACATCAACGAAGCTGGCACGTCTGTGCTCAGCACCAAGCTCAGCATTGACGATGGCGAGGAAACCAGCGCAACGGCAGCGACGCCAGCCGTGATCAGCGACAGCGCTCTATCCGATGATGCCGAGATCACGATCGACATCGATCAAGTGGGCTCGGGCACCGCAGGCGCAGGTCTCAAGGTCTACCTCTACATCACTCGGGGATGATCGCCATGAGCAGTAATTTCGCACTTTGGGATTCCATCACTGAGCAGGTGCTGGCTTATCCGCGCAATGATGACGAGCCTGTCGTCGCACTTGACCCGCGCTATCGAGTGTTGCGGATCGTGCGTGAGCCAAGGCCGGATGCACCTGAAGGATGGGGCGTTCGGCAGCGGTGGTCGGTTGATTTGACCACTGGCGAGTGGCGTCAAGGTTGGGAGCTGATCGAGCTGCCGGCGCCTGCACCACCGCAGCCGGATTACGTGGGGTTCTACTCAGATCTGCTGGCCAGCGCCACCTATCAAGCCGTCATCGGGATGCCTGCCACCGCTGAGCTTGCGCGTGCTCTGGCGGTGTTCGTGAGCGCCATTCAGGACGCTATGAACTACCGCGTCAACCCGCAGGCGATGCAAGGCGCAATCTGGCTGCTGTTAGGGCAGGTGGCGCTGACTGATGAGCACGTAGCCGAGTTGACTGAGCTGATGGCAACGTATCACCTTGATCTCACCTATTCGTTGGCGCCAGCATGAGCATCATCTACATCAACCCGTATCAGTTTGGGCCTGCTTACGATGCAGACGCGCAGGATTACATCAATCGTGTGATTGCTGCTGATGTCGCAGCAGGTGATACGAGCGGGCTTGAGGTTGGCGTGCAGGATGCGATCAATGACTTCTTTGTCGGCTGCAAAGCTGATGGCAATTACGCTGCATTGAAGGCAGCCTGCATCCTTGCTGGCGCTAGAACGCAGAGCGGTGCAATGGTACCACTGGTAAGCACCATGCCTACTCCAACGATGTTCGGCGCTGTGGCTGGGTGGAACTATAACCGAAAGACTGGCCTGGCTGGTAATGGAACGAATAACTATCTGAATAGCAATAGAGATAGCATTTCCGACCCTCAAGATGACTTTCACCAAGCAGTGTATTCAAGTGCCCCTATTTCTGGGCTTAGCGCTCTAATCGGTACATCTGGAACAGGCCATGGCAGTCATATGTTTTTCAACGGTTTGACCTGTCAGTTTAGAAATAGACACGACACCACAGCTAGCATTGCCAATACTTCTGCTGCTGGCTTTGTAGGTTCATCAAGAAGTTCATCCGCCACCTACGACTATCGCGCAAATGGTACCTCTTCTACTGCCCTCATAGCTTCAATACCAGTACCAGGGTCAAGAAACCACTTTGTATTCGCTCGAAATAACGGCACTTCCGCAGAGTTCCTTGCGACACAAGGCATCTCCTTCTACTCCATCGGCGAATCCCTAGACCTTGCCCTTCTTGACGCTCGCGTCACCACGCTGATGAGCGATCTTGCAGCAGCGATACCTTAACCGCCTAAACTGATTCCATGAGCGTTCAACCCGGCCAGCACAACATCTCACTGCAACGCAGGGCAGACTTTGACCTGCAGCTGCAAACCGATGGGAACCGGCTGACAGGATTACACTGTTAGAAGCACGGGTAACGGCACTGGAGGATCCCTAATGGCACTTGCTGATTCACTGCGAAAGGTCGCCAACACAGCCATCGGCAAGTTTGGTGGTGACATCACGATTCAATCAGTGAGTCTTGGTGCCTATGATCCAACGACTGGAACAGCTACTGAGACGATCACGACTGAAACGGTCAAGGGCGTGTTGGAAAACGTCAGCGCAGCCGAGGTGAATGACCTTGTGCGCGGTGACGACAAGAAGTTGACGGTTGCAGCATCAGCATTGGCCGCAGTGCCTGGGCTGGACGATAAGGTGCTGATCAGTAGCGTGACGCATCAGATCGTACGGATTGAAACGGTGGAGCAAGACAACCAGCCCATCACCTACGAACTGATCCTGAGGGCATAATGGCACGCAACATCCCGCTATCGCAGATCGGGAACTACATCGAAGGGCAGTATGAAAAGCTGCTGCGGGCTGCGGTGCTTGAAA